CACCTGAATAGGCAATGATTTGAGCCTTCGTCATGTAGCCAGCTTGCTCAGCCTCTCGGTAAGCCTTGACCTCCTTCAGCGGGTCAACCCAGCTCCAGCCACGCGGCATCCAACGAGGATTCTCATACCGCTCTGGACGCAACTCATAGTCAGGGAAGTTGCAGTAACCACTTAAAACAGCAAGCTTCAACCACTCGCGGTAGACGCGCATGTGAAGGTTGTCGATTAAGTACTTCTGAACAACACGCCAGTGCTCACGATCTTCCAAAAGGCTCAAGCGGCTGCTGCTGTAATTAGTGTCGCTGAAGTCGCGAGACAGCGTTTCATATGAACAACCAAAGCCAGACGCAAAGCGCCTTACTTTGTTTTTGACAAACATCTCAAATTGCTGATCCGGTGAGTCAATGTCAGGAACGGTAATGCTTTCGCCGGGGCTTAAATAGCGAAACGTTCCAGGCTCAAACTCAGCAATTCTTTGACTGTTTTCAACATCATCGGCGATCATCTCACCTTCGTTGTTGGTAATAAAGCCCATGATGCTCGCGCCAGCGCGGGCGCGAATCACCGCTGCCTCTTCATAGCCCTGCAGCTGATGCGCGTCCGACATCACACTGTGGAACCAAGGCACACCACGGTTTTGCCCGGGTCGATCAGGCATAAAGAGGTGGATTACATCATTCGCCGGCAAGAAAACGTGCTTGACGTTCGGTGATGGCGTGCCCTGGAACCAGCTATCGCCAGGATGGCGGGTCAAAATCGCGTACCGAAGCGGGCGACCCCACTCATTGACCTCTACGCCATTCCGCCATTCATTGTTCTTGCCTGAAACCGGCCCTTGGTACGACTCATCTAACAGGTCGCTTTCAAGCACTTGCAGGGCGATTGGGACCTTTGACTCCCCAAAAGGGCGCCTAATGATCCGAAAAAGAGCCTCGCCTGCCTCGCACATTGCTCCAGCAGCAAGCCACTCAAAATCATGGAAGCTGTACCGACCTGACACGTCACAGCTATCTGCCCTGCTCCAATAGCTCCACTTCGCCTCAATCTCAGCGTTGATCTTGTTGTCACGCTTGCTGCCACGCAGCTGAAGAACTTGAGACTGCAGCTTGATTCCAGTGCCGATCACATTGACCTGCGTGGTCCGTTTCGCCTGCCGCGCATACGGGTTGTTGCGCACCATCTCGCGAGACCGGTCCCGCAAGCGACGCAAGTTATTCCTGATCTCTGAGTCAGCACTGGCTTGAGTTGAAAGCCAATCATTCGTCAGGCGCGAAACCATCGCCCCGGCGTACCCTCGGCGCACGATTCGAGGAGCTGGCTTACCAAAGCCAAGAAAATCCATCACGCGAGTTCGAATACCCATGATCAGTTGAACCTCACGAACATGTTGCGGGGATTACCCAGGCCATTGGCAATCAGCTCGGCCTGCTCTTCACGCTTGACCTCAGCCTTATAGCGAGCCTCAAGCTGCAATAGGTCCGGTAAGTCATACCTTTTTAGGTTTCTATTGCCAATCTTGTATTCCTGAACGGCTCCTCCCGCAATCAGAGTGCGAATCGCGGTTTGAATGGCTTCAAGATCTTTCTTGACTTGAGACCGTCCATCGAACAGCCCAGGTGAGCCTGAATAACTGAGACTCGCCTCAACTCTTAATTTGCCGTACCCCAGCGCCAAGGTTTCGCTGCCCTTGGTCGCTAACGCCTCCCAGTACCAATCCCCAGCAACAAAATCAGCTGAATCAGTAGCTGAAATCGTAAACTCCCAGCCAGTTGAGTATGCAGAGCCGGTTGCTGTATGCCCAGCTGGTGCTGCATTCGTCCTCAAGTAATACTTGAGCGTCCAGTCACTGCTTGTAACCTCATTGCCAAAAACATCAGTGGAGGGATCGTCCCTCCACTTAATCGTGCTCCCGGCTCGAAACTCGCTTGGGATCTTCACGGAACTACCAGCTTTGGACGAAATTACGGCGTTTAGGCCGTTTTTGCTGCTTTGATCCTAGCTGAGACGCCTGTTTAGGCTCATTTCTGCGCTCAAACTGATCCCATATGCTCCTGCGGTCGTATTTCTGATACAAGCGGTGCAAACCCGCATACGCATAGACCATTTCATCTAGCGCCTCGTTCGCACTGCCACTTTTTTTGACCCACACTCTCTGCGGATAGCCATTTTTGTATCTCAGGATTTGTCGCTCAGCTGTAAGCTCCTGAAAATAGGTCGCACCAACTGTGGGGTAGAAGTGAAGGTATCCAGGGCCCGGATCATTGTGTTTCAAGCGGCCAAATAAAAGCGACTTGATCGTGTCAACGCCAACGCCAAACAATTGCGTGCCATTCTTGATGGCGCGACCCTTGCTGTTGACATCAACCTTGCTTGGTTTACTCAAAGGTGGCTTGCCTTTTTGCCCCATGCCCTTGATCGCAATGACACCAAGCGCAACACGCTCTCTTGCATACTGATAAACCTCTTGAGTGTGGTGACCGCCAGAGTCAATGCAGCAAACTTCAACATTCAACTTGCGGCCATCTTCAGTCTCATAAGGGTTCTGCAACACCTCATCTAATTGCTTCCAGACCTCGGCCCTAGAAGGCGAGCCGTGAAGCACAATTCGATCTACTAGATACATCTCTTCATCCCTAGCGATCCCCCATACGCTCATCGAGAGTCGATCATCCTGGCAGTCACAACCAGCGGAAAGCAGCAGCACCTCGGCTGGTGGCGTCCCCTGCTTGTACTTCTCATCTGCAGCACGTTGCTGCAACGACTCACCGCTCATCTTGCTGGCGTATTCATCCTCCCAAACCTCGCCAGCAATAGTGTTGACCCAAGTCTTTAGCTGTTCAGCATCATGCTTGGCGTCGATAAACTCCTCGACCAAGTTTGACCAAGCTGCGTTAGGCGAATAACTGTAAGCTGCCCAGATGTGAAAGCCAACGTGCTTTCCATTACCAGGCGCGGTGGGCCGCCACTCGCCGCGCTCAACCATCCACCTTTTCTTTGAGTGCGGAATCAGGACTCCGCATTTCTCGCATCCATACGCTGCAGTCGACGGATCATCATCGCGCCACTTGATGTTTGGCCATTTCAGGTACTGCATGTGCCCGCAGTCAGGACATGGCACGAAATAACGCATCATGTTTGACTGGTTGTACATCCGCTCAATGCGGCTGAAATCCTTGACCGTTGGGGTAGATCCCGAAACGATCTTGCGATTCCAGTAGTACTCAGTACGTCGGATGCCCAGCTTGATCTGGTCACCCTCAGCACCAGCCGATGCTGGGTAGCCGTCGACCTCATCAAATAAAACGATCCGTCGGCTGACACGACGGAAGCCTCGAGGCGAGTTTGCGCCTACCAAGCTCAGCGTTCCGCCAGGGAACTGCTTTTGCAGGATCGTGTTCGCGCCATCCTTGGCCTTGGCTTCACTTACTAGTCCTTTCAATACCGGCGTATCACGCAGCATCGGCGCGATTTCTTCTTTGGAATAACCCTGCGCGTCTTCAATGGTCGGCTGCACCAGCATTATTGGTGCTGGATCTTGGTGAATGTGATATCCGATGACGTGGTTCAGGATCTTGGAGTAGCCCACACGGGCTGACTTCATGACAGTGACCTGCTCAACACTTGGATCGGTGATCGCATCCATGATTCCCTTCTGGTAAGGGAGGGTCCTCCATCTGCCACCCTCAGCGCTTGACTCAGCACTAAGAAACGCATACTGATCGGCCCATTCGCTCAGGCTTAGCTTCTTTGGCGGCTTGAACGCTCCAAAGGCGGCCTTTTCCAACACTTCAATGCCAGTCATCACTCCCCTCCGGAGGCAAGGTCTTCCAGTGCTTCGTAAATGATGTCTTCCAGGCAGCTCATGGCGGCTGAATCCAACTCAGGGATTCGTTGCTTTGCCTTGCTTGGGATGCCCAAGATCTTTGTTTTCGCCACGCTGACAATTTCAACCCACTTGGTTTGAACATCAGCCATAGGAACAAGCAGGCCCTGTTTTTGCTTCCTATCCAGCTCAAGCAGCTCTGCCTTGAGGTGCTCAGTTCGAGCGCGGCTCTCGTCGTAATCAGGGATGTACTCCGCCGTTCGGCTTATACGACCGCTGCCTGGGCTTTCTGCAATTTGCGGCAGACCTTCTCTTTCTGCTTGCTTGATAGCCTTGTGTCCGGTAGTCTTTTTGGTTTGCGTCTTTCGGCGGTAGTCCTCAGCGAGTGTGGCTCCGTCGATCCGCTTCTTCCCGTTCTCGTCGACGACGACCTTAATGCGCCCTTGGCGAACGGCCTGGTTAACGGCAGGAGCTGAGATGCCGAGGATTCGTGCTGCCTCGGCCTGAGTAATCAGTGGCATCAGTCGATTACGGCGAAATGGAGGTTTGCAATTTGCAGAAAAACTGCCCCAGCATTTAGCTGATTAATTTTTGGTGATTGTAGATTATTAATTAACCTTAGCGCCTTGTGCCTAGCAAAATTTTGCGCTCCGAAAGTAAT